AGGATCGATTCATGTTGCTTCGCCAGTTCTTGCAGTTCAGCCAGGCGTTTAGCAATTTGGTCAGGTGTCATTTCTTTTTCGCTGTTTTGGCGCTTTCTTTGAACGCTTTAGCCGTGGGTGCGCCTTCTGACCCAGGCTTGCGCATACGTTCAGGGGTCTTGCCTGCTTCCTTCTGGCGCTCGATCCTCTCGCGTTTAGCATGGATGTTTGCGTACAACCCAGGTTTAGTCGCCATTTTTGCCCCTTGTTTCGCCGCATCCAGCATCATGGCCTTTTGCGACTGTCATTTTTAATTTCTTAATTTCCGCTTCTAATTCCTGCGTCATGCAGAAATAGGCGGCAGCTTGTGCCACCGCCTGATCCCGTTGCCCTTCAAGCATTTCAATCAAAAACTGTACTTCAGCATCGGGGTGTTTCAACATTACGCTGTATCCGAAACCATCAGGAAGTACGGAGTGCCATCGCTGGCCACAATTCTGATGGTGTGACTTACAGCCGATGCCACGTCAGTAGCCACCATAGCCGCTGGCACGTTTATCAGGTTGGTCATTGTGCCGCTATTGCTGTTAGTGAACCGCAGGAATGCAGCTGAACCCGGCAGCGTCACGGTATTGGGGAAATCCGAATCAACTTGAATTGCGGCCAACGTGCCGCCCGGTGTGACACCCGTTGCAACACCCAGCGTTGCGCGTAGTGCATTACCAGCACCGCTGATCGTGCCGCCAGTGTTCACCGACAAGCTAACGTGTGCGCCGTTGGTGGTCTGGCCAGCGCCTTGCGCAGCCGTTACACGGGACAAAGCCCGCAGAGTTTCACCAGCGCCAGCGCCAGCAAAGTCCACACGGGAATACAGGCCACGAAAATCACCCGACGTGTGCGTGGTGCGCGAATAAATCTGGTTTAGATTGCCCGATGCAGTATTGGCAATAGGCACTGTCGCCGTGCCGACTTCAAAACTATTTAGGGCTGGGTCAGCGTATGCAACGCCAATGGCTTGCGTGTTAGACATGATATTCCTTTCAACAATTCCAGTTCTTTAACGATGCCTTTGCCCGTTCTGCCGGGCCTTTGGCGTGCTTTATTGCAAGATTTGCAGCCTGTGCCGCCGCAGTTCCAAGTTTATTCAATTGGCCATTAACAATCAAAGGGTGCAAACGCCCGTGTTCGACGCGATGCATGACGCGCAAGTTTTCAACACGATTGTCCCCATGCACCCCGTTAATATGATCGACTTGGTCATCTTTTTCTAATTGTTTAATAAAAGCATCAGCAACTAACCGATGCACTAAAAACGATTTTCCCGGCTCCGTGCGTGCCGATCCATCGCGAAAATAAATTTGAACGTATGGTTTTGTGCGCCCATTTTCTTTTTTTATGTCTAATTTCATAATTCTTTCAGGGATAGGCACCAAAGAATTATTTTTGCCACGACGTTTGCGAGCGAGCGATTTGACGCGCCCTAAAGTGCTTATTTGGTACCGCCCTTCGTATCCACGAATGTCAGCCCACATTTCAGTATCCTGAACATTTCCAGTTGCGCATGGAGGCTCTTGCACGGCTTCCCTTTTCACTTTTTTCTGCGATAGGTGCCATTCTTGCACAAAAGCTCGCCTTGCGTCCAGCGTCAGCCTTCGTTTTGGGGTTTGGTGCTGGTGGTTTTAAGTTTGAATCATTCTTACGGTTGTACTCTGCCCGACCCTTCGCGGTCATACCCGCGCCTTTCTCGGTCGGGTTGTAATTCTTGCCCTTGCCGGTCGTGGTCTTAGGAATCGGCTTGTCGTGTTTAGCCATTCTCAGCCTCGACGATCATGGCGATGTCGGCTTCCTGAATAATCTGGTAATCCTGCCCGTCCACCTCGTGAACCGGCCAATCCAGATAAGTGCCATTTCCGTATTTCACAAAGTCGCCAACCTGCGCGTCCCGCACCTTCGGGCCAACAGCCACGACAGTGCCTTCGTTAAACTTTTCGTTGTTGGGGACGTACAGAATGTCCGACAAGCGACGCACCACAGGGCGCACCACAACGCGATCGCGCAACGGTTTAATGTCCATTTTTGGGTCTTCCTCGTTTTTTGACTTCCGTTTGCGCCATAACGTCATACACTGGAATAGACGCGACAACGGATAACTGGTGTTCGCCACACCAATCCATTTCGTGTTTGTTTTGAGTTTCGGGAAAACGACGGCACAAGCCCATAACCTGGGCCTGCGTAAAGAAACGGCAGGATTTGCAACGGACATCGCTCATAGGATGCCCGTTGTTTTATTGACAATCACTTTTTCTGGTAAGACGAACGGTCGTGCGTGTAGCACACGCCCTTAGAACGGCCACCGTTAAATTCTTTGTTGCTGCCGGTGCCGTCAGCCATGCCCATGCCTACGCCGTTTACAATCTTGCCACGGCGCTCACCCGATGAATCCGAAGCAGCAGCGCCAGCGGGCGGCTTAGTGCCGGAACCGTAGCCTTTCGGGGTCATTTCTGCGTTGTCTTTCATGATAGTCCTTTCAGTCAAGGAATTTGAGTTTGTACAGCGTCGAATCGATCAATTCTGAGATTTCGTCAATGATATTCTGAATTTCACTGTCTTGGGGTAAATGTTCCCGTGCTTCGTCAACAAATTTCTGCATTTGTTTAAGATAAGCGATTGGGTCTTTGCCTGCGTGAAAGTCGTCTGGGTACTTCTTGATCTTGGTGTACCGCCCCTGATATGCCTCGGCAAAGTTATCGGTCAGCTCGATGATCTGCTCGTAATACCGCCCCAGCGCCTTGTGCGCAGCATAGGAATCAGTGGATAAGTGCATAAAATGCGCCACCGTGCTGCTGTGGAACAGCGTAGCAATAAATTCTGCGGCTTCTTCGTCCATATTAGCCTTAAAAAAAAGACCGGGTTAGCGACCCCGGCCAAAGCAGCGTCCCAACTAGAGGAGTGAGAAAAGACGCTGCCATTCTGTGTCATTCGGCACGGGTACGTCAACTGGCCATAATCCTGCGTCCACCAAGTTCTCAACCGTCTTACGATGCGCCAGCCACCAGGCTTGTTGCCGTTCCTTGCGCGACCATTTGCTGCCCTGATCGATGTCAAAGTGGCACGACGCACATAATGCCGCGATCAAATTATCGTCCGACTTAATCGACCGGCCCTTGCCGCCGCCCCAGTTAGTGTGCGCTGCTTGCACAAAATCATACGACCCGCATAGCTGACATTCTAGCGTAGCCACCAACCGCAATAGCTTCTGGCTGCGCACATATTTGCGTTTAGGGATACTGATAACGGTCATTTTTGTCGTGGTTTTTGTAAATGCTTTCCGATCTGCGGTCTAAGCAAGCGGCGCATATCCAGCGTTTCGTGTTCCTAAAAGTCCTCATTTCGCCTGTCGCTTCCTCGCGGTGCGCCTGGCAACTTGTGCAAAACCGGCGCTTTGGTTCAGCTTCCATTTTTCCGCTGCTCACGGTCAAAATAGCCATTTTCAGCCTCCAGCACCCGCAAATCATTGGCGGCATCCGATACGCCGTGCCAATCCGCACGCGTCACCATCAATTGCAAATAATCAATTAAAGTTTGTCGCTGCGCTTCGTAGTTATTCATTTCAGGTTCCTCTGCCGGATCATGTCGGCTAGCTCTACTGGCTGTGCTGCGCGGCTGGCTTCCTCGCATAGCTTGGCGCACTCTGTTCGTTCTCGTTTAATTGCCCAGCGCACCGCATCGCGGGTATCGCTGTGCAGCATGATGGCCGACTTTAGGATTTCGTCGGTATTCATACGCGCAGCATTAAACCTAAGACCTTCGACAAAAACGACTCACGGCGTTGCTGGATGCCCAGCAAAACAGCCTGCATAAACTGTTCTTCTTTGCTGAAAAAGCTAGGTCGGTAGCACGGTGTGTAATGCGACCCGATCTTGATAGGTTCCTCTTTAATAAATTTTCCATCTCGTAACATCGTCATCTCCATTCAATGCCTTTTTGCGCTGCCCACGCATCTAGCCATTCAATAAACTCGCCAGCATCCTCTACGGAAAACTTGGCGCTCTGAAGTCCTAGTTGTACCACCCGATGCCCGTCTAAGCTCGGCACCACCGACCCGATCCGGCGGTTAGTGTCCGCAGCCCACTGGTCAATTAATAACCGCTTCCAATCTTCCAGCGTCCAGCTCGACCCCGCTTCGCCCATCTGTTTGGCGATGTCGTTAATCATTGCGTGAAACTTGGCGTTCTGGTCAAGCGTCCGAGTCAGCGGCCTGATCTCAAGCGTAAATTCTTTTCCTGCTTCTAACGCTGGCTTTAACTTCGTCCACACACTGCCCATTAAAATTTTGGCCTGCGCGATTGAACGTAGCTCAACAATCATTTCAGCCCTATCAATTTCAGCGCATCATCAACAGATTCTACGACCGCCAGCGGTCCACCGTTCCAGTTGTAGTGCCAGATTACTTGCGCTGGGTTTAGCTTTTTTTCACTTGGCGACGCTTCACCGTTTTTGATCTCGACCAGAAATGTTTGTTTCCTGAATCCGACCAGTAAATCCGGCACGCCGCTACCGACCGTAGCCAAACTCTGAACCGTTGCGCCAGCAGCCCTAAGTGCCTGAACAATATCTTCATGGTTTTTGTCTACTCTTGCTGCTCTGCGCATTCATGTCACCAATTAAAATTTCGACTGCCTTCTGCCCACGTTTGGCGGCAATCTGGCGTTTTGTTTCTTCCCACCACGTTACCGCCGCTTTCGCGCCGTGTTCCTTTTTATGCAATTTGTACTGCGCTACCCAAAACTTCGCTTCTGTAATTCGCCGCCACTCCTCAGACCAAGTGTATTCATTCATTCGGGTCATCAAGCAACAGCACGGCCAACCAACCAGCCACAAATACGGCCAGCCCAACGCCCATAAAAGCGCCAGCGACCAGCAAAATAATCTCAGCAAAGGTTACGTTCATCTTCTGCTCTCTGAATCAACATTTTGATTTCAGCCACCGACATACCAAATTTTTCGTGCATATCCAAAATCAACGCCGCCGATACCGCACAGGTGCCGTGCCGAAACTTTGAGATCATGCTAGGTGCGCAACCAATCTCACGCGCTAACTCACAATCGTTGACGCAATGCAACCTGTTGCGCAGATCGTCCATCAGCGCGTGCGGTGGTATTGGATTCTTTCTCATTTTTTCCCCTCATGTCGGTGCGTTTAACGCTGCCTTAGCCATCGACACCTGAACCGGCAAAAGAGATTTGTCGCCATGTTCGTGCCGTTCCATAATTTTCTTTGCCCATCGCTTATGGTCAATGTGGCTTGATTCTGACTTATGAACTTGCATCTTTGCAAGATATTTTTGTGCAACTTCAGCAGAAACCTTGACCGCAGGCAAAGCGACAGCAGGTTTCGGTATTTCAGCCCAATCCCCTTTTGCTAACTCATCCTCAAGTGCGACCGTCCACCGCGCCTGAATTTGTGGATAAGTTGAGTTTTTCATATCAAACCCGCCTACGCTCACAGCAGCCCAAAAAATCGCCGGATGACTCCATACCCCTACCTCGCCTCGATCTCGCGCCATAAGCCCGTTTAATGCCTCTGTGAAGGCTTTTTGAGCATCTAGCTTTGGGCGGCAAAGATTGATGAACTGCGGCAGGCTCGGTGGCCATTCCAAAGTCATTAGCGCCTGTGCGCCTTTGGTAACTTCCTCGCGGCTAAGTTTGCCCAGCTCTTGCGACCAAAGTGCCTTGACCTGCTCTGGGTCGGTGCCGCGCCACATATCGGCAAACTTGCTGCCATAAAGCGCCGCCATGCGTTCAAACAGTTTCTCGATCCAAGCGGTCGGTAGCGGTTCAGATGTCGATAATTGTGGTGTCATGGCTTTTCTTCCCGGTTAATCCTTCGATGATTTCTCGGCGGCTGCGGTCTTTAGCGCTTTCGTAAACTTTTGGCTGGCCTTGAATCCAATCAGCCTTCAGCCCCTGGCTACCGCGCAGGCACCATTCCCGCAAAAACTGCTCCAGCGACCAGTTAAGTTTGGCAGCTTCGTCTTTTGCGGCTTTGATTACCGTTTCGGAAACAACGGCGTTTTTGCGTTTACGCAAAGCAATCCAATCTTCCCAAACCGTTTCATCGACATCGGTGGGGCGCAACGGAGTTGCGCTATTCCTTTTCCCTGTTCCCTTTCCCTGTTCCCTGTTCCTTTCCTTTCCAGAGGGTAGGGCTACCGGATCACTACCGTAGTCGTGCGGTATGTCGCAAAATGCCTTGATTTTGCTAGGTGTTTTCTTGTTGATGACTTGATGCTTTTCAAAGTTGACAACTCGACCATAAGTCTTGCCATCAGACCCCGAAAAAAGCTCGATATAACCGATACCAGACAACTCCCGTAGTAGTTCGGTAATGGTAATTTTGAGTGTGCGAAGTGGGAAAACGTCGGATTCAACCAACTTTGGATGAGCGTTAAAGTAGCCCTCATCGTCGCTGTGGTTCAGCAGCCCGACCGCCAGCAAAGCGGCTTCGGCGCTAACTGTTGACAGTTTTTCGTCGCGCCAAAACTCAGGCTTAATGGTTCTTATGCGTGCCATTTTTTGCCTCGTCATTTTTTGGATTTTCATGTCTTTTAATTAATCCATCAGCCCAAGCAAAAATCATTTCTTCGTGATAATCATCAACCATTCTGGCAATTTCCCACGCCATCGCAGGCGTTAAAATCACCATGACTGTTTGCCCCATCGTTAGATCGTATTGCTTAATTACCAAGCAACCGGCATCATTAATAAGGGCTTCACAACCTTCGATAGCCTGAAATTTCAACATCGCTTTTCCCCAAAAAAAAAGCCTTAGGCGAGACTCTCATCCGTGTGGATGTTGGCGGACTGGCAGGTACCAGCAGAGTCCCGTCTAAGGCTTACCTGTACACGCCGCCAAGCGTGGGTTAATCATACCTAATTTTTCCTCATTTGAACCAGCTCGGCATCAATACTTGTAGTTGCCAAATCCGCTGCTGTGGCAGCTTTTCGCCCCACTGACTAATTGCCTGTCTGGTAACGCCTAGCAATCTGGCAAGTTCTGACGCGCTGCCAGCTAGATTAATTGCGGTTTTAGTATCCATGCGCGGATTTTAAGCCAGATTAAATTATTTTGCAAAGATAGCTTGACATGGGTGTAAAGCTGGCTTAAATTTGTCATACCAGCACAACATTATCAAAGGAGAAACAAATGGACAACCAAATAAATAAGCAAGGTTCAGTAAAAATCGGCAGATCAGGAACAAAACTGCATCCAGCATTTATTGACCCACGATACGGCTTAATCATTCAATGTTCTTGCCCCGGAACTCGGCAAGGTAGCGCATACAAGGGAGCAAGATTTTTTGAAAACGTAGCAGCAAATTGCAATGATCGTTAATCAACCAGCCGGGGGAAACCCCGGCGTTCTAGGGGAGCAAGCCATGTACACAGTTGAATACTACGACGATGCCGACCAGCGCCCAACTTGGTGCGTGGTCGAGTGGACTACCAGCGAAAATCAGAAAACCGGCAAGACCATAGAACGCTGCGATACGCAGGCAGAAGCCGAATCCTTCGCTGTTGCTTATATGTTGATTGACCGCTCGACAGTAATGTAAACCTAGCTTAATATCTACCCATGCCCTCGCGGGTCTTTTAAGGAGCTTCAAATGTTCATCGACTTCATTATCCTCCCCTCCGATTTCAACGACACCACGATCACCTTCGTGGCTGAAACCACCGCAGCCAAAGCCCGTTTCGACGGCGCAATCAGCATTCAGGTACGCAAAAGCGCGGCACCCAGCTTGGCCGACCAGCTCGAGGCGCAAGGCTTTACGGTGCGCACAGCATGAACCGCGAACCTAGCGATCTCGTTCTGGCACTGGCGGCAGTTTGTATCGCCGCCGTTTTGTACCCACTGCTGTGGGTCGCAATGGCGATTTTCTAATGCGCGGCCTAATTAAATTTTTCGACGCGCTGGCACTAATCCCAATGTTTATTCTGGGGTTTGTGCTGGTGGCGGCGCTCGGCGAAAAGCCTGAACCACCCGCAGTAGAAACAATAGAAACACCCGTAGCTGAAGCACCCGTAATTGAAGTAGCAGCACCAATGGAAAATGCAGCCGCAATCGTCAAACCCGCCTCAGTAGGGCAAGAAATAATGGTGCAGCCATGACACAACAACAATTTTATGAAACCGTACAGCGACAAGAGGAATATATGGAAACCTTTAGCAAAGTAGCAGCAGCGTTTGTCAAAGCCCAGCGCGAATTCGGCCCTGCGCTTAAATCAGCCACCAACCCGCATTTCCGGTCACGCTACGCTGACCTGTCGGCCTGCGTTGAAGCGGTCATCGATGCGCTAAACAACAACAATATCGCCATGACGCAGCGCACCAGTATGTGCAGCGACGGCATCATTATCGAAACCGTGTTTGTCCACGAAAGCGGTGAGATTATGTCCTGCGGCCAGCTCCACGTTCCGGCCAGCAAACAAGATCCGCAAGGCTACGGCTCGGCGTTGACTTATGCCCGACGCTATTCGCTGATGGCTGCCTGCGGCATTGCGCCAGAAGATGACGATGGCAACGCTGCCAGCCGCCGCAAACCACTGCCAGACATTACCGACCATCTATCAGCCATCGATGCCAGCGCCAACAGCGAAGAACTAGCGGTCGTATTTAAGGCAGCAATTGAGGCTTGCGGCGAACACCAGGAATTGCAGGCCAAAGTAATCGCAGCAAAGAAAACCCGTGTCGAACGCGCTAAAAAGGAAAAAGCAAATGGATGAGCAACGCACAGAAGATTGGTTCGCAGCTAGGCTAGGTAAGGTCACCGCGTCTCGCGTGGCCGACGTACTAGCCAGAACGAAAACCGGATACAGCGCCAGCCGCGCTAATTATTTGACCCAGCTTGTATTGGAACGAGTAACCGGCACCAAATCCGAAGGGTTTACCAGCGCCGCAATGCAATGGGGTATCGATCAGGAACCCTTCGCACGGGCGGCTTACGAAGCCTCTAAGGGCGTTTTAGTGGATGAAGTGGGTTTCATACCGCACCCAACCATTGAAGCCTCTGGCGCCTCGCCTGACGGCTTGGTGGGCGCTGACGGCATGGTCGAGATTAAATGCCCTGACAGCAAAACCGCGCTGGAATGCTGGCTGTCAGCCGATCCGGTGGAATCCAAGTATTTCACGCAAATGCAGTGGCAAATGGCCTGCGCTGGGCGGTTCTGGTGCGACTACGTTGTATTCGATCCACGGATGCCAGCCAAAGCCCAGCTTTTTGTCTACCGCGTTGAACGCGACGATCAGTGGATCAAGGAAACCGAAGTTGAAGTCAAAAAATTTTTGGCTGAAGTTGATGCCAAAGTTGCAGCACTACGCAAAATCATAGGAGAGTGAAATGTCGAAAGTCATTAAGGAAATTAGCTGCATCGTTGGTCAGTACACCAACGCACAGGGCCAACAGAAAAACCGCTACCAGCGGATCGGCTCGGTCATTGCCACGCGCAACGGCGAAATGCTCAAACTTGATGTCATACCGCTGAAGGAAGGCGGCTGGGACGGCTGGGCATATATGAACGACCCGAAACCTAAAGAGGCTGGATTGACAGTGCCACAGCGTCAGCCGGTGGATTTTGACGACGACATTCCGGATTTCAACTAATGAACGCCGCTAACTTCGACAAGTCGGACCGGCTCCAGCGGGTGTACAAACTGCTCAAAAAGGGCGGCGAGTACACCACACTGGATATTATCCAACGCGCAGGGGTCTGCGCAGTCAACAGCATTGTCAGCGAACTACGGCAAGCAGGGTATCAAATCACCTGCCAGCGCCGTGCTGATAAGTGGTTTTATCGTTTGGTTAAGTAGCTCAAGTGGCGGCTATGATGCGGTTGTAAAGCGCCTGACGCGCCTCCAGCCCAATGTAGCCGCCATTTATTTTTTTCGTCATACCCTTAACATCTCCGGCATCGGCAAATGGCGACAAGTTATTTGTTTTCCAAAACCAGCCAGCCGACCGCGCTGCAATCAAAGGCTCCAGCAACAAATCAGGATTACCGACCAAATCAATGCCCAGCGCATCACCACAACGTTTGTAGTTATCTTTGCCCGTGAGCTGTTTGGCACCCCTGCCTCGGAATTTCCAGCCCTCGCCTGACTGCGCAGGACCGTTGCCCATTCTGCCGCCATACACCAAATTTGCAATTTGCTCCGGCTTTCCGGCAATTGATAGGGCCAGCTTGGTCGGAATCAGCGCACCCTTGTCGCCTCGCTTCGGCTTTTTATCTGGACCCAGCTCGGCAAACCTGGTTGGCCAGCAGGCAGCTAAAGTCGCCGCCTTATAGTTTAGGTTTTCGGTCAGCATGGTATAGCCGCCCGATTCGTGCGAAGTCTGCGCCAGAAATGCCGCAACCCGCTGCGGTGTGTTGATCTCAAATTCAACGCACGTTTCAATAATTGGTTGCAGCCATTTTTCTGCGTCTTTTATTTTGGCAGCAACCAGCAAGGGACTGGATGGTGTCATTTAATGTCCTTCATTTTTTTGTCGGTATCTTCTTGGCTTTTGTTTGATGATCCGTACCAGAACCGAATTAGGCTGTTGATAGCCGTGCCGATCAAAAACCCCAAAATAATATTGATAAAGTCTCGGTTCTTGTTTTCCACCGGCATGAAGGAAACCATAAAAAAATACAAGAACGAAACAATAGTTATGAACCAACCATAAAGATACACATGGCGGCGAACTAGCGGATCAGGTGAATTCATCGCAGCCATTTGCATATCAGTTGCACGCTGAGTAGATTTCTCATCTAGCTCTGCCATAAATTCAGCGTGGCGATTGGCTTCCTCTTGCAGCTTGGCGTTGTACTCCGGCGTGGCTTCACCCTCTGGCTTTAATTCCATGCCTAGCTTATCTTGTACCGCGTCAATACCTTTTTCGATAACCTGATCCGCAACCTTGTGCATTCCGTTATTAATCAAGTTCGAAACAATGCCAGCAACAATCGGCAACATACTATTCCCCTTGCATCATCAGTAACATTTTTGCTCGTAACTCACGCATCT